CAACCGTGGAAGAATTCACTCCGCCGAAGATTGAGTTCGAGATGGAAGCCATGGCCGGCGGACGCTTTATCGCCGAGGAAATGGCCAAGAGCGCCAAGGTGCTGAATGCCAAGCTGATCCTGCAAGGCGCCGGCCCGGAAATCATGCTGGCCTTGGGCGTGCGCCTGGGTAACGACATTCTGCTGAACGTGCGTGAAGCCGGCCAGGACCAGGATGGCCGCACCTATTTCACCTATCACACCGTCGGCGGCAAGCTCAAATCCCTGGAGGAAGCGAAGCTGAAGATGGGTGAGAAGGCGACCACCACCCTGGAGCTGTCCTGCCGCACCTACAACCGCCTGGAAAACGGCATCCCGGTAATCGACATCGACGTGCGTACCCAGAAGTTCGTGCTCAACGGCGTCGACATTCTCGGCGATGCCCGCCGCGCGGTACTGATGCCGTAAGCCCCCGGGAGCGGGTTTTCCCGCTCCCATACTTCACCAAGGAATTGACTCATGGCCTGGATGCCTCCGCTGCACATCCTGCTGTCGCCGATCACCGCCGACACTGGCGCGACGATCGAGCAGATTCAACTCAAGCCGTTGTTCTACGCCGCGCAAAAAGACGCGCTGGCCCGGGCCGGTGATGACGAGGACGACCAGTTTTTCGAACTGGCAAAACTCGCCACCGGCCTGTCGGAAAAAGAACTCGACCAACTCAAGCGTCCGGACTACGTGACCATCGCGCAATACGTGCATGACATGTCGACCCGCCCGGCCTCGTTCTTCCTGGACGAGTCCCGCGAGCCTGGTGACTCCAGCATCACCGAACAGGTGAAGCTGCTGCTGCCGCTGAACGCAGCGGGCCGGACCCTGACCGACGTGACCCTGGAAATGCCTGCCCTGCGCGCCACCAAAGTGATGAAAAAACTCACCACGGCCAAAGAGCGCGCCGAATTCATCACTGCCCATTGTTCCGGCCTGATGATCCCCGACCTGGCGGACCTGACCGTGCCCGACTGGACCGAACTGCAGGAGCGCATCGACGATTTTTTAAATCAACCGGCGGCCTTCTTTCGGAGCGCGACATCGAAGTAATCCTCGACGTCGTGCCGCTGGTTTACTCGGTGAACGAAGCGGAAATCCTGGACTGGGAAGTCGGAAAAGCATTGCGCCGCTACGACATCGCGATCACTCGCCTTGGCGTCAAACAGGAGTAGAGCGGGATGCAGATTAACTATGCGCTGGCATTTGCCGGGCAAACGTACGACCGAGGGCTTTCGGGGGACTTGTCACCGGCGGCCGAGGATTTGACCGGGCCTTCCTCCCTGGATGCGGTGCCTGCCGCACTGACGGATCTTAGCCTGGCGCTGGCCAGTGCCAGCCTCGAAATCAATGGCCTGACCCTGGAGCAGGTGCGGCTGCGCGAGACCCTCGAAACGCTCAACAGCACGTTGTTCATTAACGGCCACTCGCTGGAGACCAAGACGGTCGATGTCGCCGCTGGCGCACCGAAGGGCGAGCAAAAGGACCCAGCAACGGCCTCCGATTCCTGGGTGGATAAGGGCCTCAAGGCCGGGGCCGATATCGGCAAGGATTTGGCTTCGAGCCTGTTGGATACGATCAAGACCCGAGTGATTGGCAATCTGGTCGATGTGACGTTCGGCAAGATCCCCGGAGTAGGGAAACTGTTCAAGGACGGGGGGCTTGATAAAGACAAGGACAAGGGCGGCGACAAGCAATGTTGCCCTGGCACCGCCGGCCCACTTGAAACGGCGGCCGCACAGCTACCCGAAAGCGTTGGAGAGACGGTTCGCAAGAAAGGCAAAGCTCGCACCCCCGGGAATAGGAAGAAGCAGCGCGTCAAGCTTCCCACACCCGGCCAAACGGTTCCGCGTGAACCGAAGGCAGCCGTCGATGGCAAAGCCGCAGATCTCAAACCTCTTCGTCTTCCCGCCTCGGCAAAGGCCACACCCCAGCTCAATGCGATGGGCCAGCCGCCTGTTCCGCTCTCTGCCAAACAGGCCGCCCAGGCGTCGACCAACCTCCCTGGTAATTCGTTTGCCTCCTACGCAGCGCCGTCGGCAAACCGCCGTGTGGCGCGCGGTGCAGGCAAAGGCCTGGCCGCGAGTTTATCGGGAGCGTTTGCCAAACTGGAATCGGTAGGCACCCGCCGCCTTGGCCCGTTGAAGTACGTCGACACCGCCATGGATGTGGTGCAGGGCGTGCGCAATGGCGACGCAAAAGCGGTCGCCTCCGGCCTCAGCACTGCCGGCGGCGCCTGGGCGGGAGCCTCCGCCGGCGCCGCTATCGGCACCCTGATTTTTCCCGGTGTCGGCACTGCTGTCGGCGGCGCCATCGGTGGTTTGCTGGGCAGCGAGGCGGGAACCTGGCTCGGTGACAAGTTGTTCGGCCCAAGTGATCGTCTGCCATCACCCAACACGGTAAGCAAGGAACTCAGTAGCGCCAGCACCGACAACCTGCAGATCACCATCGCGCCAAGCATTCAGATCAGCGGTGTAAGTCTTGCCGATGCCCAACCCATCATCGATGGCGTGATTCAGGCGCTGCAATACCAAACCTTACCGATACTGACCGACGCCTTGAGCGTGCGGCGTAACGCATCGCTGACTGATTTAAGGGGATATGCCTGATGCGACAGCAAATGGTACTGGGGGATTTTATTTTCGGGTTGTCGCGCGGGTTTGCCTATTCCGGTCTCAACCGCCTCACGGACGGTGGCTGGGCGAATCTGGAGATTATTGCCAGCAAGCCGCAGTCGCGGCAGAAGGGGCAAAACCTGGAAAAGCTCACGTTCACAGGTAAAGCCGCGTATGCCGTGGGCATGCAACGACTGGACGAGCTGCGCGCCCTGCAGAACGGTCGGGCGCCGCTGCCATTGGTGGACGGTATCGGTCGTAACTGGGGACTGTGGCGCATCACCTCGGTCACGGAAGATCAGTCCTGTGTGATCGATGATGGCACGGCTCTTGTGATCGGCTGGACACTGGTGCTAGAGGAGTTCGTCAATGCGTAGAGTGCGAAGTATTGCCGGTGACTCGGTCAACCTGCTGCTCTACCGCGAGCTTGGCCGCTGCGATGACATGGCTGAAGAAAACCTCTGGCGCTTGAATCCCGACCTTGCCGAGCAGGGCCCGGTTTTGCCGGCGGGTGTTTGGGTAATCGTGCCCGAAGTGGAGTCGCGACCGGCTGCGGTGCGCCCGGTGTCGGCCTGGGATTAAGGAGGTTTCATGGCAATGGGATTTACCCCGATCGTCGAGTTCTACGGCGCCAACGCGGCCCTGCTCAACGAGCGAATCATGCAATGGAGCCATACGGATACCACCGGTATTGAATCTGACCAGTTGGAACTCACCCTCAACATCGAAGGCCTGGAAGGCTTGCCGAGCCTGAGCGGGAAGATCGGTTTTCGGGCGGGCTACCTGGAGACGGGGCTGGTGGAAAAGGGCGAGTTTGTGGTTACCCATCTAACGCCGTTCCTGTTTCCCATGCGCCTGGTGGTGGGAGCCACCGCAGCTCCGTTCAGTGTGCAGGATCAAACCGGCTATCGGCAGCGCCGGTCCGCCAGTTACGGGCCGACGACCCTGGGGGCGCTGTTCCGCCAACTGGTGACCCGCCACGGCTTTTCACCCCGTGTTGCGCCGAGCCTGGAGGGTATTTTCATTCCCCATATCGATCAGTCCAATGAGAGCGACATGGCCTTTATCACCCGGCTTGCCGGGAAGTACGGTGGGGTCAGCAAGCCCTTCAACGAGCTGTATGTATTGGCTGACAGGGGGCAGGTCAAAACGCTTTCTGGCCAGATGCTGCCGGAGGTAAAACTCTCCGTGACCCAAAACAACCGCCCCGGCGACCAGGCATTTATCAGCGCCAAGTTTGAGGAGAAAGCCCGCGCTAAATACGCAGGCTGCCAAACCAGTTGGTGGGATGCGGCGGCCGGCAAGCTGCGGGTAGTCCAGGTCGGGGTTGCCCCGTTCACCGTCCTGCGCCAGCGCTATCAGAGCGAAAATGAAGCCCGGGTGGTGGCGGAGCGCGAGTTGGGCCGGGCCAGCCTTAAAGGACGAACGCTGACCATTGATTGCCCAGGTAACCCATTGCTGGCGGCCGAAGGTCTTTTGCTGCTGGACGAGACTTGGCCGACGTACATGCAAGGTCGATGGTCGATCAAAACGGTGACGCATAGCGGGGTGCCGAAGACGGGCTATCGCAGTTCGATTGTCGCCAGTGGTTTGACGGTCTAGCCGCGCCCCCTTTAACCAAGCCCGCTCCCGAGCGGGTTTTTTATTGCCCGGTGACCCCCATGAAGATCACCCCGTTACTGACTCACCTGCGTGATCACTGCCCCGGTTTCAACCAACAGGTGCACGCGGGCCTCGATCTCGATGCCCTGCAAACCCTGCCCGGTGCACCCGCTGCGGTCGTTACGCCGATCACTGACGCAGCCACCGCGAACAGTTCGCAAAACACCACCCGGCAAACTATCCGCGAGCATTTTGGCGTGGTGCTGGTACTCGACTTGGTGGACGGCCAACAAGCCCTGGCCATGGACCAACTCCACGCCCTGCGCGCCGAAGTCTGGCGCGCCCTGGTGGGATTCAAGCCCGAGCGCTTCTACGAGCCCATCCAATACGAAGGCGGCGACTGGCTGCTGCTGACGAAGACAAGGGGGCTCTACCGGCTGCGCTTTTTCGCCGAGTTCCAACTGGGACGCAACCTCAGCACACAGCCAGCCGAAACCTGGCTCGAGCTTGAGCTGGACGCTCTGCCGTCCTTCAACGGGGTGACGGTGCGGGTCGATGCCATCGACCCGGCCGACCCCAATCTGCAACGCCCAGGCCCCGACGGGCGCCTGGAAATGACGTTTTCTGCCGAGGTAAAACCATGAGCAAACGCATCACCGTACTGCCGGTTGCCGGCCGTGCCGTACCTGACCCGGAGGCGGGCGATCTGTTGCCGGCCGAAGGTCGCGAAGTCCCGGACAACGCCTGGTGGCGTCGACGTCTGGCCGATGGCGACATCACAACCAAAGCCGTCAAGGCGGCAAAACCACAGGGAGCCAAATAATGGCGATTGGATTCAGTCATATTCCGGCGGACATTCGTGTGCCGCTGTTCTACGCCGAGATGGACAATTCGGCAGCCAATAGTGCGTCGTCGGCCTTGCGTCGGTTGATCGTGGCCCAGGTCAACGACAACGTCACCAGCCCGGAAATCGGCAGCCTGGTGCTGGTGTCGAGCGCGGCCATGGCCAAGCGTATCGGTGGCCAGGGTTCGATGCTGGCGTCGATGTACGAGACGTTCCGCAAGAGTGACCCGGTGGGCGAGATCTGGTGCCTGCCGCTGCACAGCACCGAAGGCAGCGCGGCCAAGGCCGAGCTCAAGCTGACCGGCACCGCCACCCAAGGTGGCATTCTCAACCTGTACGTCGGTGGCACCCGTGTTCAAGCCACCGTGATCAATGGCGCGACCGCTGCCGTTGCCGCCACCGCCCTGGCACTGAAAATCAACGCCAGTGCCGACCTGCCGGTCAGTGCGGTAGCCGCCGATGGCACCGTCACCTTGACCGCCAAATGGACCGGTGACAGTGGCAACGACATCAGCCTGCAACTCAACCGCCTGGGCCAGAGCAACGGTGAACAACTCCCTGACGGCCTGACCGCTGTCCTCGGCAAAATGGCCGCGGGCGCCGGTGTACCGGACCAACTCACGGCGCTGGCTGCGCTGGGTGACGAGCCGTTTGAATTCATCTGCATGCCCTGGGCCGACACCACCAGCCTCAACGCCTGGCAAGCGGTGATGGATGACAACAGCGGCCGCTGGTCCTGGGCCAAGCAACTGTTCGGCCACGTCTACACCGCCAAGCGCGGCACCATTGGCACCCTGGTGGCTGCCGGGCAAGGGCGTAACGACCAGCACGTGACCATCCAGGCCATGGAGCCGGGCGTACCACAACCGTTCTGGGTCCAGGCAGCCGCCTTGGCCGCACGCACGGCGGTGTTTATCTCCGCCGATGCCAGCCGTCCGACCCAAAGCGGCAGCCTGCCAGGCCTCGACCCGGCCGACGCCAGCGAGCGCTTCACCCTGACCGAGCGCCAATCGCTGCTCAACTACGGCATCGCCACCGCTTACTACGAAGGCGGTTACGTGCGCATCCAGCGGGCGATCACCACCTACCAGAAGAACGCTTTCGGCCAGGCGGACAACTCCTACCTGGACAGCGAAACCCTGCACCAGTCGGCCTTTATCGTGCGCCGTCTGCAGAGCGTGATCACCAGCAAATACGGGCGCCACAAACTCGCCGCTGACGGCACACGTTTTGGCGCCGGCCAGCCGATCGTCACCCCGAGCACTATCCGCGGTGAGCTGATCGCCCAGTACGCCAAGCTGGAACTGGAAGGCCATGTGGAGAACGCCGAGCTGTTCGCCGAGCATCTCATCGTCGAGCGCGACAGCCAGGACCCGAGCCGGGTCAACGTGCTGTTCCCGCCGGATTACGTCAACGGGCTGCGGGTGTTTGCGCTGCTCAACCAGTTCCGCTTGCAGTACGACGCGGCGGTATAAGCCCCGCGCTTTTCGCAACTGATTCCAGCCCGCCGAGTGCGGGCTTATTTTTGGGAGAAACATCATGGGTCAACTGATTGCGGGCACCTGCTACGTCAAAGTGGACGGCGCT